TAAGCTTTTTCTGCCAGGTCCATGATTGTTATGAAACATCTTGAGTTCTGTGTTCTTCCAACCGTCACTTTCTTTCTTTTGCCTGTATTTGGACCTTTCTTTTCAGTTATCTGTATAGACTCTTTCTTGTAGGGGGTTGACCCAAATGAACAGTTGTCAGCAACAGAGCCTCTATTGTTCATTGTGCTCCTTACACTAGATTCACTGATCACATAGTCCAATTCATAAAGTTTGCTAACCAGATGACGTATGGTATCGTCTTCCCTAAACTCCAGGCTTGACTTTTCAGACAAAGATAGCACAGAAAGACATTGGCAATAAAGCATGCTTATATAACATGAATTAAAAATGCCTGCATGTCTATGTTTGAAAATGGTGTGCTCAACAAATGACTTATAAGTGACATGCCCCCCTTCCATCAGACAATCATCCACAGGTTTTAGGGAAGTACTTGACTTGTCCTGAAATAGGTCAGCTAATTGAGTGTCTATGTCTCTTGTAATGTCCAGTTGAAACTTGATGTCGTAATTGGTTTTTAGATGTAACTCAACCTGTTCATGACTTAGTCCCTCTACTTCACTCAACACAGCCATGGTATCTGCCAACTTCCTTCTCCTAGAATCAGAGTATTTTTTCCTCATATTAATTTGCTTTATCAGGACCCTAGCCTCTGAAACAGTTTTATTCTCTCTGAAGACTGTTAGTAGCTTAGAGACATAAAAAGAATTGTACACATGTTGTTCTCTGAGAATGCATGTGCTTTCGTGAGGGAACGCTGCTATACACTCCTGTGTGCTTAAATTGATGGTTTTTGAATTAAACTCTGTCAGCTCTTTAGAGACCATCGTGTAAATGTATTTTTTGCATTGATTTGCCTCCATATACTGTATCATGGTGATCATCTTGTTCATCCTCATCATGTAAAGCTTCTCAAAATGACATGTTGGTTTGTAACCATCTCCATAAGCTTTGTCAAACAATTCAGTGCAACCATTTGAGAATCCAGTTGAATTGACATACAAGTATCTTATGGACTCTGATGTTTCTGAAAACCGGGTGTTGTTGTGAAACAGACATACCAAGGGCATGGTGGTATCTTTTATTAAGTGTTTGTGTATCTTGCTATTTTTCATCGTCATTCTTGTTTCTATTTCCATTGAGACCCAAGATGTGGCCCTACTTGATAAAGTGCAATCCCAATCTAAATCTGCAGGGGACATGTTGGAAACTTGTGTGACATTCATCTTGTGAGGTCTACAAAAGTGCTCTGGTGTCTGAACAAAATCACCCACACAATAATAAGTCATGTCAGTTAAGTTGCCCATGGTTGATGATAGGTTGCTGAGAACCACCATATTCCTATTTGACACATTTGAGATCTTAATCATGCATGTCTTCTTCTTGAATCCATGTGAGCCGGTTTTGCCTTCAACTGTCTTATGAAATTTTAATGTGAGAGAAAGAGCCTTTGCTATTTCATTCTTCTGGCATATCAAGTCAAAAAGTCTAGACTTTAAAAAAGAGTCAGAACAGCTAGCAACCATATTGGAACAAAACTCCACTTCACTGCAATTTGAATTTTCACTGTGCATTCTGTTGAGATTATTAAGCAAAATTAAGTTTTGTATATATTCAGTGTTGCCATTGTAATTTCTTTCATTCCAACCGCAAAGCTCTGTGAATTTTCTTTCAATGTCTGAATATTTCATTGGCTGGCTCTCTGCTGTCTTGTGGTATGGCAAATCCCGTCCCTTCCCATAAGAGAATGAGAATAGAGAGGAAAACTCACTATCTGTGAAATCTATTAGGTACACAGTAGAGTCAGGGTCACCAACCAGAGATGCTGTGACTTTTGTATCTAGATCTTCACCATTACAATTTAAAATGGCTTTTGATATGGGATCTAAGTGTGTTCCAGGCAAAGCTAAAAGGTT